ACGAGAAGCTGGCCGCGGGCGTCGCGAGCGGCCGCCTCTCGGTCAGCAGCGAGGCCACGCACTTCGACGGCGGCACGGTCGACACGCCGGAGGGCAAGGCGATGGCCGCGACGAACATCACGTTCGACGGCCTCGCCATCGTCCAGAAGGATGCGGCGCCGTCGGCGAGCGCGAAGCCCGGGCAGGCGGCCGCGCTCGCCGTGATGCCCGACGAGGTCCACGCGGCCCTCGCCGGCGAGGAGGACGTCGACCTGGAGGCGGCCGCGGCGGCCGACACCGACGACCTCTCGAACGGCTCGGTCGTCGCCTGGCAGACCGGCAACGGGACCCTGGCGTACGGCCGGGTCCTCGCGGTGATCCGCGGCGACCAGGAGCTCGGGCCCGAGCACGACGACGAGATCTCCGTCACGGCGCCGGCGGCCGTAATCCGCTTCTACCGGCCCACCCAGGGCGGCGAGTGGACGGAGACGGACGTCGTGAAGGCGCGGAAGCCCGGGTCGCTCCGGCCGCTGTCGAACTTCCCGGCGGCGCCGCAGCTCGAGGCCGCGGCCGCTGCGGACTCCCGCGAGCACCTGACGGACGCGCCGACCGAGTGCCGCGAGTGCGGCGATCGCGAGCGGACGTTCAACACGATGCGGTGTCCCGAGTGCCATCCCGAGATGACGCCCGAGGACCACCCGCCGCTCGCGACCGCCGACGAGGCGGAGATCGAGGACTGGCAGGAGGCCCAGGCGGCCGCGCTCGCCGGCGGCGCCTACGAGGTGACGAACCTCTCGCCGGAGGACGTCGACGAGTGGACCGATGACGAGTGGGACGGCGACGCCGTCGAGGCGGAGCTCCCGAACCCCTCCGAGGTCGACGACGCTGCGGACGTCCTGGACCAGACGATGGCGCTCGTGCCCGCCGACGGCGAGGCGCGAGACTCGAAGTCCAGCTGGAAGGCGCCGTTCCGCGCCGGCGTCGACGCGCCGGTGAACACGCGCGCCCTGGTGGCCATCGACGGCGCCCTCTCGGGGGCCCGCGGTGGCTGCGACGATGTCTCCGAGGAGGCTGCCGACAGCCTCGCGGACTGGACGTCGTCGATGCTGTCGGCGGCGCCGTACGCCCTGTACGGCGTCGAGGTGGGGGAGGCCGCGGCGTCCGACCCCGCGGACTCCGGCGCGGACGGCGCCGGGAGCGATGACCCCGCTGGAGCGAGCTCTTCCAGTCGCGACGCCGACACCGACGACGACGTCGACGAGCCCGCGGACGAGGATCCGGGCGCCGATGGCGCTGGCCGCGATGACCCCGCTGGAGCGAGCTCTTCCAGCCGTGACAACGACCCTGCCAGCGACGACCCGGACACCGAGACCGCGGCCGCTGCGGAATCGAACCAGACGACCGACACTACTACAACGACATCCATGAGCGATGACGACGACCCCGAGGACGTCCAGGAGCTGAAGGCACGTCTCTCGGACAAGACCGAACGGATCGACACCCTCGAAGAGCAGGTCGACGAACTCGAGGAGGAGAACGAACGACTGAGCGAGCGGGCGGAGGCCGTCGACGAGGCCGAGGAGGCCTACGCCGAGGCCCTCGCCGAGCACGTTCCCCGCGGCGCGGAGGAGCTGCAGGACGACCTCTCGCTCGACCAGATGCGCGAGTGGCTCGCCGACATCGACGAGGCCAACCTGGCCGAAGACGTCGAGCCCTCCGTGCGCTCGGGGAACGACCCCAGCGGGACGGAGACGGCGAACCTCTCCGAGGCCGAGCGCGAGCGGAAGTCCGAACTCGAGGCGAAGCTCTCGGAGCTCGAGGAGAAGGAGGGCCCGCTCGCGGAGAAGGAGCAGGAGCGCCTCGAAGCCGAACTCGCGGAGATCACCGGAGGTGACGACTGATGAGTCTCAACCCGGGCCAGTCCCACAAGGGCGACGCCCAGCACACCGAGACTCGGACCGCCGCCGAGGCGCTCGACGGCGGCGACGCCGTCGCGCTCGACGCGAACGGCGAACTCGTCACCGCTGACGACACCAACGACACGACCGTCTACGGCGTCGCCGGCTACAACGGCGGAGACGGCTACGAGGCCGGGGACAACGTCCTCGTGACCTACAGCGGGCCCGTCGTCGCGAACGTCGCGGCCGGCGTCGGCCCGGGCGTCGAGCTCGGCGCCTCGGCCACCGAGGGCCAGCTCGCCGCGGGCACCAGCGCGAAGGGCATCCTGACGATGTACGCCGAGGGCGCGGCCCCCGGCGGCATCCCCGACGTCCCGGACGGCTACGCCCACGTCGACGTGTAGAACGAGCAGCCAACCAACACCACACAACTCTGATACGACATGCCGCTTCCTGACATCACTCAGATCGTCGACCCCACGACCGTTCGTGAGGTCGCTGCCGAACGAGTCGAAGCACAGACCGTCGTCCGCGAGTTCTTCCAGGACCCGCCTGGAGGGATCCCCGAGGGCGCCGGCGAAACCTACCAGATCCCGGTGCCCGCCGAGGAGCTCGGCGAGCCCGAAGAGGTCGAGCCCGGCGCGGACACGACCTACGACCGCGAGGAGTACGGTCGTCCGGAGATCGCCCGGCAGATCTTCAAGAAGGGCTCGAAGATCCCGGAGGAGGACATCAACGACAACATCTTCGACCTCGTCCAGGACCACCTGGACGGCCACGCGAAGAACATGGCGAAGAAGCTGGACCGGGCGGCGTTCGCGGTCCTCGACGCGGCCGCGCCCACTGGCAACGCCGTCGGCGACGACGACGGCACCCTCAGCTTCACCGACATCAACGCCGGCGCGACCGAGCTCGCCCAGCGCGGTGAGGACGGCTTCACCGCCGACATGGCGCTCGTCGGTCCGTCCGGCAAGGAGTCGCTCATCAACTACCTCGCCGAACGGGGCACCGACCTCGGGGACGAGGCGGTCCAGAACGGCGAGCTCGTCGAGCGGTTCGCCGAGTGGTTCCGGGGCGTCCTCGAGGACGAACTCCTGGAGCCGCTCCCGATGGACGAGGTCGAGGGCGGCGAGCACTGGACGGGCGAGTTCCTCCGGAACGGCTACCTCCGGGCGTGGCAGCAGGCGACCGGCCGCCTCCAGGAGGAGGGCGTCGACGTCGCGACGGACTCCATCGAGGCGGTCATCCAGCTGCCCGTTCCCCGGCGCCAGCTGCGGGACCTCTACCGGCGGGCGTACTCGAACCTCGAGGACATCACGTCCTCGATGGCGCAGACCGTCCGGGAGGAGCTCACCGAGGGGCTCGCTGCGGGCGAGAACCCGCGGGACATGGCGCGCCGGCTGAACGAGGAGCTGGAGGACATCACGCACAGCCGGCTGCGGACGCTCGCCCGCACGGAGGTCATCAACTCGCACACGACGGCGACGCTCGACCGGTACGAGCGCGCCGGCGCCGACACCGTCCAGCACGGCGAGTGGGCGGACGCCGACGACGATGACGTCTGCCCGATCTGCTCGGCGCTGGACGGCCGCGAGTACTCGATCGACGAGATGCGGTCGGGGACGTTCACGTTCGAGCCCGGCGCCGACCAGCCGGACTACCTCGGCGGGGAGTATCCGATCCGTCCGCCAGCTCACCCGAACTGCAGATGCTCGATTTTGCCGGTGATTACGTAACCATGCCCACGACAGCAACCACTCCGAGCCGCACCGCTCACCTCGCGGACTCCGACCGCGAGAAGTACGACCACATCGTCCACGGCGTCGCCCACGGCGAGGACGAACTCACGCGGGGCCTGCACGGCCCGAAGTACTGGCCGGCCGCCGAGCTCGAGACCGCGGCGCCGACCCTCGAGGGCCAGGCCGTCTACAAGATCCACGGCGACGGCGACCGCGAGGAGATCGGCGCCGTGCTCCGGTCGGCGTACGAGCCCGGCCTGGGCGTCGTCTACGAGGCCGGCCTGAACGACGCCGGTATCGCGGAGGAGCTCTCCTCGGGCCAGCGCGAGGTCTCCATCGAGGCCGGCAACCCCCGGGACGTCGACCAGCACGCGGAGACCGGCGCCGCGATCATGCGGGACTACGAGTACACGGGCCTCTCGACGCCGAAGTCCGGCGCCAGCCAGGCGAACTACACGGCGCCGGGGCGGGCTGACGGGAACCCGGCGGTGGCGGCGCTGTCCGCGGGCGCCCTCGAGGGCGTCCTGGACGGCGACGTCGACGTCGAGGCCGCCCTGAACTCCTACCGCTCCGCCGGCGGCGTCCGGTTCCGGGGGACGCGGTCGGGGAAGCTCGACCGGTCGGCGCTCCCCTCCGATGGGTTCGAGCAGTACTTCCTGGTCGACCGCGACACGAAATCGGCCTCGTCGTACCCGGTAGTCGACTCGGATGGCTACCTGCGGCGGGGCAACGTCGCTGCGGCCTACTCGGTCGGCCCGCGCGGAGGGATCTCCCGCGAGGAGCTGTACGAGAAGCTCCGCGCGCTGAACGACGCCTTCCGGACGCCGCCGATCGACCCCGAGAAGCTCGCCGTCGACGAGGAGGCAGAGATGGCGGCGCTCGCCAGCGACCTGCAGGCGGGCGCGTTCCTCGAGGCCCGGCAGGAGATCGCCGGGACCGATGACCCCACCGGGGCGAGGTCTCCCGGCAGCGACGACGGCACTCCCGGCAGTAGTACCGACTCCGGCCAGCAGGCCGGCAGCGACGCGGACGCCACCCCTGACGGTGGCAGCACATCTATGACTGACGGAAACGACCCAGACCACGATGTCGAGGCGCTCCTCGAGCGCATCGACGACAAGGACGAGACGATCAGTTCCCTCGAGAGCGAGCTCGAGGAGAAGAAGGCGGGACTCGAAGAGAAGGACGAGCAGATCGAGGACGTGAAGGAGGCGTACGCCGCCGCCCTCGCGACCGACGACACGATGCTCGACGAGGAGGACTTCGTCGAGCGGTTCACCGTCGCCGAGCTCGCGGAGAAGGTCGAGGAGCGCGAAGACGCTGCGCTCGCCGACCCCGAACCGGACGTCCAGTCCGGCGGCGACGGTGGCGGCGACGACGACCACACCGCGCTCCTGGAGGGCCTCTCCGACGACGAGCAAACCGAGCTGAAGGCCGCGAAGGAGCGGTACGAGCACTGGGAGGGCAAGAACGACACCGTCGCGGCGGCGGAGGCCGAGCAGATCGCGGAGCTCGCCGGCGCCGACGACTTCGACGAAGTCGACCTGGAGGAGATCTAAATGGGAGAACTCGAACTCGGCGACGACGCGTACGGTGACGCAACGACCATCGGCTACGAGGCCGCCGGCGCGCTGTCGGCGGGCGACGTCGTGGCGATCAACGGCGGCCAGGTCACCACGGCCGACGACACCACGGACACGAACCCCATCGGCGTCGTGTCCTCGTCGGTCGAGGGGACCGTCGAGGCCGGCGACGTCGTCCCGGTCCACGTCAACGGCTCGGGCGTCGTCGCGAACGTCGCCGCCAGCATCACTGCGGGCACGGAGCTCGCGGTGTCGGCCACCGAAGGCCAGCTCGCCGCCGGCAGCGGCGGGTTCGAGGCGCTCTCCGGCGAGGGTGCCGCCTCCGGCCTGAACATCGGCGCATCGCTCCCCGCCAACGGCGCAGTCACGAAGCTCCCCTGAGAGGTAACTCCACATGCCTACCACCACCGCATCCGACATCATCTCCGAGCAGGCCGTTCGCTCGGTGCTCGAGGAACAGCTCACGAAGACGTACCAGTTCCGTCGGGTCTTCCAGGACCACGACGCGACCGACATCTCGAACGACCGCTTCTCGTTCCCGCAGCGCGAGGTCGAACTCGACCGGGACGACGTCGTCGAGGTCGGCGAGGGCGAGAACTACGCCCGCACCGGCACGGACTACGGCGAGGTCACCGTCGTCTACGACAAGCGCGGGTTCGAGATCTCCATCTCCGACGAGGCCGTCAGCGACTCGCGCGTCGACGTCGAGATGGACACCGAGACCCAGGCGATGAACGCCTGGCAGGGCACGATGGACTACCTCGCGTTCCAGGTGCTGGACTCGAACCAGAACGCCGCTGGCCCGATCGGCGACGACAACGGCACCATCACCTACCAGAACCTCGTCGACGCCCGCACCACGCTGTTCGGCGACCAGTACGACCTCTCCGAGATGGTCGGCCTGGTCGGCTCCGACGGGATGGGCGACCTCCTGAAGATGGACGAGTTCACGCAGGCGTCCGAGATGGGCGACTTCGTGCTCGAGAACGGCCTCCTGCCGAACGGCCAGGTCGGCCCGATGTTCCTCGGCGAGGCCGCGGGCGTCCCGTGGTACGCGACGAACACGGGCGACCTCGCGCAGGGCGAGGCGTTCGTCGTCGACACCAGCCGGTTCGGCTACGAGTCCACCCGCTGGGACCGCGAGATCCGCCAGTACCGCGACGAGGAGGCGGACGCCGACGTCTGGAAGCTCCGCGGCCGGAACGGCTGGGTCGCGTTCGACCCTTCGGCGAACGTCAAGGTCGAGGCCTGAGGATGACGCGCACTACCGTCTACAAGGGCCAGCCGTGGGA